AGGCGTTTGCCACCAACGTATCCCGCTTCGCATTCAACTCCAACAGACATCTTAAATCTACAGTCATTGTAAAAACTTTGGCACTCTAACCGTTCGCCGCTTTCTTGCGTTTTTTCATACGAACATCTAGGGGTAAATACACACGCTATACTATGTTCCTTACCGTCAGGAACATAATGAACAACAATTTGAAATCTCCCCAAAACATCAGAACATAACTTTATAATTTTTTTGCCTGCCCGTGCTGTGTAAGACACAGGCTGTCCATCTATTATTATGTCAATTTCACCAAAAGGTGTTATTAACTTTCCCATTTTCTTCTCCAACAAATCCCGATTTAGCATACTGAACCACTTATAATCATAATACCACAAAAATCAAAATAATACTTGACTTTTACAGAAACTTGAGGATTGTAAATTACTTGTAAAAAGTATAAATGATTACAGAATATAACTTGACTTTATGTGCCTTTAGAGTGATATATACAGTACCGAAAGGTATAAAAACGCACGGAGGTACACAACATGAGGTATGGATTCGCATTAAGACAGCATTTTGAACTTGGGAATTTTGCTACCACGATTTCCCGCAGAACCTTTGAAGCCAACTTTACCAAGACGAAGGAAAAAGTAGTATTCACCTTCAACGGTTGGGACGGCAAAAGCTACAACGGGGAGAGCCGCAGGGCATCCGTTTACCGCACGAACATTGAGGGGTTTGAAAACATCCGGTTTGTGAAGGTCGGCAAAGGCCTGCATTACATTGTCGAGGCCAAGACGGTTGTTGAAAAGGCGACAGGCGAAAGCCACCCGGCTGCAAGCTGGCTGGTAGACGTTGAGAGGTCTTGAGGAGGTGGGGAAGATGGCGGCAAAGAACAGCAACATCGCAAAGGCAAACCTGCAGGAAGCCTACAACGGTTCCTACTACACGATCCTCGGAGCAGGCGGAGACCTGCAGGAATGGGTAGACGGCTACAACCAGATGTTAGCCGAAGAGGGGATTGGAAAGCCCACGGCTTGGTTCTACGCCAAAGGCGCGGCGGTCAACAAGGAGTTCGGCCTGAACGGGAACGAAGCCTTCAAGGCCCGCCTGACCATCCTTTTCTTCCCGCTGGACGGTTTGGACATCGGGAAATTGGCAATCTTCAAACTGAAGATGGAAGACCGGTGGTTCGATGACATCATCGACAACAGCCAGCAGAGGCAGAGAGAGCGGGGTGAGGCGGAATGAGGGTGACCTACTACGAATTCCCGCAACAAACGCCAATCCGGGAGGCATTCACCGCATGGAAGGAAGCGGGCCTGACAGACAGGCCTGACCCTCCCGCAGGAATGACGGATGAAGAGGTGGAGGCCTGCTGGCCACGGCGGAGGATCTGCAACGTCCGCACCGCGAAGAAGTTCCTGCGGAAGTACGGCGGCCACGCATGGACGGAATGGTTCGAGCGCGACGGCGGCTTCTGCGATACGACGGAGATCCGGCTGGAAGGCCGGAATCGGGGAAGCTACAACAGCATATAAGGGAAACTGCAAAGGGGCCGGAAGGCTCCTTTTTTAGTGCAAATTATTTTTTAAGAAATTACAAAATATTACTTGACTGTTTTCGAATCCTGAGATACGGATCACAGTCAAAATGTCAGTGAAATTCCTTAAAAAATGACTTGACTTTTCCATCATTCTGAGATAAAAACCACTCCTGCTAAATCTCTCAAATACTGTGAAAAATATATCTGAAATACGAAAATAAAGCTTGACTTTATGTGCGTTTAGAGTGATATATACACTAACCAAAGAACAAGGAGGTTCACAGAGATGAACGCAAAGACAAACGCACAGGGCAAGGAAAGGAAGAACTTAGTAAAGGCCATCGCCGAGATTACCGGTCAGGCCGCAAAGTACGATGGGGTTCCGAGATGCACCTACACGGTAGGGAACTACACGGTGGAACGGGACAGCAGCATCACCACGGAAGACGAGGCGGGGATGAAGACCCTGGCCGCCGCCCTCCGGGAACGGGGATTCGAAATCGAGATGCCGGAGGCCGAAGAACCAAAGCAGGAAGAAACCAAAACAGCAGAGCCGGAGGAAGAGATGACAACGACCTCCTGGACCCTGACGATGCCGCGGGAAGACTTCACCGACAGCCAGATTGAGAACCTCGAAAAGATCATCGCCAGCAAAGCGAATCTGATCCGCAAGGCGCTGGACTGCGCAGACCCCTTGGTGGTCCTCACGGAAGACCGGGTGGCATTCCCTTGGTACAACCGGCCCCTTGGGAACGGGGAGGGCATGGCGACCATGCAGTTCATCACAGCCCTTTGCCGGATGGCGAAGAACGCCAAGCGGGTCACGGCGACCGAGAAAGAAGTGCCGAACGAAAAATACGCCTTCCGGTGCTTCCTGCTGAGGCTGGGGTTCATCGGGGCCGAGTTCAAAGAAATCCGCAAGAACCTGCTGAAGCGGCTGGAAGGATCCTCCGCATTCCGCAACACCGACGACAGCGCCGAAACGGCAGAACAGGAGGCCTGAGATGATGAGATTCCCAAGTAGAGAATTGGTACAGCAGATTCGAAACGAATTCCCGAAAGGCACACGGGTCGAGCTGGTCAGCATGGATGACCGGCAGGCCCCGCCTCCGGGCACCAAGGGCACGGTCATCGGGGTAGATGACACCGGCAGCCTGCTGATGCGGTGGGACAACGGTTCCGGCCTCAACGTGGTGTACGGAGAGGATTATGTGCAGAAGCTGAAGACGGTGAAGACCATCTGCTACGGCGAGGAGCAGGTTTGGGACAGCCGGAAGGAAGCAATGGATTATTTCTTCGAGGCCCAGCTGGGGAGCGATGGCAGCGAGAAAGAACGGTACACCAACGTGTACACGAAACTCCTGATGGGCTGGGAAGTTTGCAGCGACGACAGGTAAAAAATATAATTTGACTTTATTAAAAATCTGAGGTACAGGCCTTGTACCTCTTTTCTTTATACAATGATAAAAATATATCAAATACACGAAAATACAACTTGACTTTATGTGCGTTCAGAGTGATATATACACTAACCAAAGAACAAAGGAGGTTCACACGATGAACAACATGACGGACAAGGTACGGGAACAGATTTTAAAAGTACGGGACACGGGCAAGACCAACATGCTGGACACCTGCATGGTGCAGCGCATCGGCCTCAAGATGCGGCTTTACGAGATGGTGATTTTTATTGAAGAGAACAAGACCGAGTATGTGAACTTCATCCTGCACGGGGATGAAAAGGGACGGCGGGAGGCGGCGAAGACACGGTTTGAAAAAGACTACGCCACGGTGATGGAATGGGATGACGATGCGGAGCGGGTCATCCTGCAGCGGAAGAACGAAATCCGCCGCCTGAAAAAAGAAGGCCGCGAGTGCAGGAACCAGTTCCGCCTGACCTGCATCCGGCAGGAGCTGGAACGGCTGGAACACGAGTTGGAGATTTTGGTAGATTTGCTGTAAAAATAAGAAAGGAAGGCTTCCGGCGGGGGAGCCTTTTTTCGTTGGGGAGGTGAGGGCATTGCGGAAACTGCGTGGGTACAAACCGACAAAATTCATAGCGAAAGGTTCCAAGTACAATAAGGCGCGGGCGGATTACGCGGTGCAGTTCATCCAATGCCTGAAACATACCAAAGGGACATGGGCCGGGAAACCGTTCGAACTCATCGACTGGCAGGAGAGGATCATCCGGGACGTGTTCGGGATTTTGAAGCCTGACGGCTACCGCCAGTTCACGACTGCCTATATCGAGATTCCCAAGAAACAGGGCAAGAGCGAACTGGCCGCAGCGGTCGCATTACTGTTGTGCTGCGGTGACGGGGAAGAAAGGGCGGAAGTGTACGGATGCGCGGCAGACCGCCAGCAGGCGTCCATCGTGTTCGAGGTAGCCGCCGACATGGTACGGATGTGCCCGGCACTGAACAAGCGGGTGAAGATACTGGCTTCCCAGAAACGGCTGATTTATCTTCCCACCAACAGTTTCTATCAGGTACTGTCTGCCGATGCCTATTCGAAGCACGGGTTTAATGTGAGCGGGGTCATCTTCGATGAGCTGCATACCCAGCCGAACCGGAAGCTGTTCGATGTCATGACGAAAGGCTCCGGGGATGCCCGGATGCAGCCGTTGTACTTTTTGATTACCACGGCGGGCACCGATACCCATAGCATCTGTTACGAGACCCACCAGAAGGCGAAGGATATCCTGGAGGGAAGGAAAATTGACCAGACTTTTTATCCTGTGATCTATGGCGCGGATGAGAACGAGGACTGGACAGACCCGAAGGTGTGGAAGAAAGCGAACCCGTCCTTGGGAATCACGGTTCCCATCGACAAAGTAAAAGACGCCTGCAATTCCGCCAAGCAGAACCCCGGCGAGGAGAACGCCTTCCGACAGCTTAGGCTGAACCAGTGGGTGAAGCAGAGCATCCGCTGGATGCCCATGGACAAATGGGATGCCTGCGCCTTCCCGGTGAGCGAGGATTACCTGGAGGGAAGAAACTGCTATGGCGGGTTAGACCTTTCCAGTACCACGGACATCACGGCCTTCGTGCTGGTGTTCCCGCCGTTGGACGAAGAGGATAAATTCCAAATTTTGTCCTATTTCTGGATTCCGGAAGAGAACTTGGAACTGAGGGTACGGCGCGACCATGTGCCGTACGATGTGTGGGAACGGCAGGGATTCCTGCAGACCACGGAGGGGAATGTCGTCCATTACGGCTTCATTGAAAAATTCATCGAGCAGCTCGGTGAGCGGTTCCATATCCGGGAGATTGCCTTTGACCGTTGGGGCGCGGTACAGATGGTGCAGAACCTGGAGGGGATGGGTTTCACCGTAGTGCCGTTCGGGCAGGGGTTCAAAGATATGAGCCCGCCGACCAAGGAACTGATGAAGCTGACACTGGAACAGCGGATCGCCCATGGCGGGCAGCCCGTCCTGCGATGGATGATGGACAACATCTTCATCAAGACCGACCCAGCCGGGAACATCAAGCCGGACAAGGAAAAATCTACAGAAAAGATTGACGGAGTGGTGGCCACGGTCATGGCGCTTGACCGCGCAATCCGCTGCGGGAATGAAAGCGGGGAAAGCGTGTATGATGGCAGGGGGATATTGCTGCTGTAAAAGTAAAAAAAGCCGGGGTTTCCGGCTTTTACTATCAGATTTTCAATAAGGTTTTACTTTTTGGATTTCTCTTTTTAGTGTTCTTGGCTATTTCATTCAGTCTTTTCCATATCTCTCGTCGTTCTTCGTACAATTTTCCGGCATCTTCTAATGCCCGCAGAAATTCTGGCCAAAGCTTATGTTGATTGTTTATAACGACTGTATTATTAGCGCTGACGACGATAGCATTATCAAACTCTTTAGGGTTGATATGAGCGACTTGAAATGTTCCATAGCTATGCCGGCCAATTGGGAAGTGAAGACCGACGAACTTGTGAAGCACATGTTTATTTTCTCCGTCCCCGCATGATAACTCCGTAATGGCAGGCGTGTAACGACCACCAAAAGTCGAACAGTGCAACAAGATAAGATCAGGGCCTTTTGCATCACAGAGAAAATCCAGTTTCAAATGATAACCGCCAACATTGTGTTCAAAAAGTTTGAATAGGACTTTACCGGAATATTGCCCTTTTGTATTTTGGCTGATAATTATTTTTGCTCGTCGGGGGTGTTTTGCAACATACTCGTCCACATACTCGGCTGCGACTGTATTGGGTAGTAACAGAAATCCCAGAGTGCCAAACAGCAGAAACATCTTTTTCATCCGACAGAGTAATAATTTATTGTCCATTTTTTATCCTTCTGCTTTGCGGGTTTTTGTTTTAGAAAACGTGTTCAACATACCGGTGCCCATGGCGGTCACGCCAAATTTTGTCTAAGTGCCTGTGGCCGCGATGGTCAATCCACCTGTGTTCCCTGACAAGGGCATAACCATGATGATGGCTGAACTTATGCACTGGTTTGTGATGCTCGATTTTGACCGGATGCGGTGGAGGGGGTTTATGTTTTGGGGCAGCTTCTACGCTGGAGATACCCAGGATACCGGCTACGGTTACAACAGCTAATAATCCTAACATTTTCTTCATATCAATCAGCCTCCTTTATTTTTGCTGGTTATACTATAACGTAATAATCGTTCAAAACTGTGTCGATAATCGTACAACTTTTTGTCATTTCTCTTTTTAGTTTTACACAGTTCGGGCTTTCTGTTATACTTAATGGGTATGCATCCAATACAGGACTTATCGGTTTATATTTGTTTAACCACATGTTATCTACGCGGAATACAAAGAGGAAAAGCAATGAATTACTTTGTAATTGATTTTGAGTTTACATTTTACAAAAAACCGGTGGGAAGGCCTCGGGGCTTTTTCAATGAAATCATAGAGGCTGGTGCTGTTCTGCTTGATTCCCAGGGAACCGCAACCGGAAACATGCATGTGTTTGTAAAACCACATTTTTATCCAAGGCAGGCTAAAGATGCCTTTGATTTCTGTATGATTACGGAAAAAGAAATGAAGCATGCAATTGAATTCCCGGAAATGGTTAAACAGATTTCAGCGTTATATATGCCGGGGAATTGTTATTTCGTTACCTGGGGTGACGAAGATTTCAGGGTCCTGGATACCGGTTGCAAACGCCACGGAATTGCAAACCCCGTGCGCCAGGAAGATTGCCTTGATTTGGCACTGGCCTACAAACTCTGGAAGGATGACAGTTATACTACAGGACTTAAAACCGCATCGGAAACGCTGGAGGTCGATGCGGCTGGATTTTGGCATACTGCGTATGATGATGCATGCAATACCGGCAAGGTTCTCTTCAAAATGATAGAAAAGGGCTGGAATCTTGACGATTTTCTGATAGCCCAAACGATGGAAAACCAATAATACCAATTGCGATTAAACTGAGTGTTAACAAAATGATTGCAGATAAAAAGAAGTTCATTATTTGTTATGTGTTGCTGATGCTGGGAACAGGCGCCTGGCAGCTGGCAGACTGGTATTATGGGAACGAGGATCCTCTGTGGCACCTGATATTCTATTTCGTTGTGATGCCCTTTCTTTCCTTTGCGCTGGGCGTTTTTACCGGGGATGGTAGGAATGCATGGTGTGTTCCCCTTGGCGCAGCGGTGTTGTCTGCTTTGGTTTATATATTTATGGGGAATGGCGGATTCTCGATAGATACTGGTGCATTTCAGCTTTGCCTTCCGTCTTTTATCTCAGCAACGATCGGCGTTATGATTCGCCGTGCCATTCTATGGTGGAATAGCAATAAAGAGTGATTTTATAAACAGGATACGATTATCAATTTTAGCACTTACTGAAAAGGTAAGTGCTATTTTTATGCCCACTTTAAGGAGGAAACATGAATATCTTTAACAGGTTTTACGAGAAGTTTTTCCATTCTCGGGACAAGCCCCAAAATGCCCTTATGGGTTCCATGCAGTACTTTTTTGGCAGGAGCGCCGCAGGGCAGACCGTAAACGAACGCACGGCCATGCAGGTCACGGCGGTGTACGCCTGCGTCCGTATCCTGTCGGAATCCATCGCGGGACTGCCGCTGCATGTGTACCGGTATAAAGACCGTGGCAAAGAGATGGTTCCAGACCATCCGCTGTACCCCTTGCTCCATGACGAGCCGAACCCGGAGATGACCAGCTTCATCTTCCGGGAGACCCTCATGGGGCATTTGCTTTTATACGGCAATGCCTACGCCCAGATCATCCGGGACGGGTTGGGAAGGGTGAAATGGCTGTATCCGTTACTGCCGGACAGGATGGATGTCAGCCGGGACAAGGATGGACAGCTTGTCTACACCTACACCCGCTACCTGGATGAGTTTGGCGGGAAACAGCGGTACGAGGAAGTGAAACTCCGCCCTGACCAGGTGTTGCATATCCCCGGCCTGGGGTATGACGGACTTATCGGGTATTCGCCCATCGCCATGGCAAAGAACGCCATCGGCATGTCCATGGCGGCGGAGGAGTTCGGTTCCACGTTCTTTGCCAACGGGGCGATGCCCAGCGGCCTGTTGGAACATCCCGGTGTGGTGAAGAACCCGGAACGGCTGCGGGAAAGCTGGCATGCACAGTTCTCAGGGAAGAACAGCCATAACGTGGCAGTGCTGGAAGAGGGCATGACATACAAGCCTATGTCGGTGCCGCCCAATGAGGCGCAGTTTCTGGAAACGCGGAAGTTCCAGATTGATGAAATCGCCAGGATATTCCGTGTGCCGCCCCATATGGTGGGCGACCTGGACAAATCCAGTTTCTCCAACATCGAGCAGCAGTCCCTGGAATTTGTGAAGTACACACTGAACCCGTGGGTGGTGCGCTGGGAACAGGCGATGCACAAAGCCCTGCTCCTGCCTGCTGAAAAGCAGCATTACTTCGTCAAGTTCAATGTGGACGGCCTCTTGCGTGGAGACTACCAGAGCCGGATGAACGGCTATGCGATCGGGCGGCAGAACGGGTGGCTGTCCGCCAACGACATACGGGAGATGGAGAACCTGAACCCGGTGCCGGAGGAAGAGGGCGGGAACCTGTACCTTATCAACGGGAACATGACCAAGCTGAAGGACGCGGGGCTGTTCGCCAACCGGCAGCAGATAAAAGAAAATAACGGAGGTAACAACTAATGAAACGAAAATTCTGGAACTGGGTGCGGAACGAAGATACGGGGGAACGCACCCTGGTGCTGAACGGGCAGATTTCCGATGAGACCTGGTATGGCGATGAAGTCACACCGGGTCTTTTTCGTGATGAGCTGCAAAGCTGTGAAGGGGACATCACCGTATGGATCAACTCCCCCGGCGGGGATGTGTTCGCCGCCGCGCAAATCTATAACATGCTGATGGAATACCCCGGCAACGTGAATGTGCGAATCGACGGGCTGGCGGCTTCGGCTGCCTCGGTCATCGCCATGGCGGGGAACAAAATCTCCATGTCCCCGGTGGCCATGATGATGATCCATAACCCGATGACCGTGGCCATGGGCGACCAGAAGGTCATGCAGCAGGCCATGGACATGCTGGGGGAAATCAAGGAAAGCATCATCAACGCCTATGAACTGAAGACGGGCCAGTCCCGGACGAAGATCTCCCACATGATGGACAACGAGACCTGGTTCAACGCCAAAAAGGCGGTGGAGCTGGGGTTCGCGGATGACATTTTATACGCGGACGGTTCCGGGAAACCGGAAGAGCCGGAAGCGGTGATGTTCTCCAAGACCATCGTGCTGAATTCGTTTTTGTGCAAATTTAACAAACCTGAACCGGAGCCCGATACGCGGGTGTCCGTGGAACCGCTGAAGAAGCGGCTTTTTTTATTGAGTCATTAAGGAGGAAAAGACTATGGCTATGACGATTACTGAAATGCTGGAAAAACGCGCGAGACTGTGGGAACAGACCAAGCAGTTCCTGAATGACCACACGGATGCGGACGGCAAGATGAGCGCTGCTGACGTAGAGGCCTATGAGAAGATGGAAGCGGATATCGCGGAGATCGGCAAGACTATCGACCGCCTGGCAAAACAGGCAGAGATGGATAAGAAACTGGCAATGCCTACCAGCAAGCCTTTGGTAGGCAATCCGGGAATGCCGGAAAAGAAAGGCACTGCTTCCGATGAATACCGCAAAGCGATGCTTACGGCGATCCGCACCAAGTTCCGGGACGTGTCCAACGTCCTGCAGGAAGGCATCGATGAATCCGGCGGCTACCTGGTGCCTGACGAATATGACCGCCGCCTGGTTAAGGCTTTGGAAGAAGAGAATGTCCTGCGTGGCCTGGCAACCATCATCCGTACCAGCGGGGACCGGAAGATCAATATTGCGGTTACGGCGCCTTCAGCCCTCTGGGTGGAGGAAGGCGGCCAGCTGACCTTCGGCGATGCGACCTTCGACCAGAAACTGCTGGATGCTTACAAGCTGCATGTGGGTATCAAAATCACAGAGGAACTGCTGGCAGACAACGCCTTCCAGCTGGAAGACCATATCCTCACGCAGTTCGGCAGGGCGATTGCCAACGCGGAGGAGGACGCCTTCCTGAACGGCACAGGTATCAAGCAGCCGAGCGGAGTATTGAAAGACGCGCAGGTTGGCGTGACCATCGATACGGTAGATATTGCCGGGGATGATATCATCGACCTGATCTATAAGCTGAAACGCCCGTACCGCAAAAAAGCATGCTTCATCACCAATGACAGCACCCTGGCGGTCATCCGCAAGCTGAAGGACGAGAATGGCAACTACCTGTGGCAGCCGGGCTTGAAGGAGAACGAACCGGACCGTATCCTGGGATACGGTGTCCGCACTTCCCAGTATGCGCCGAAGCTGGCTGTGGGTAACGTGGCCTTAGCCTTCGGTGATTTCAGCTACTACAATATCGGCGACCGTGGGCATCGTACCCTGCAGATTTTGAAGGAACTGTTCGCCGGCAACGGCATGATTGGTTTCGTGATGAAGGAACGTGTGGACGGCCTGTTGATCCTGCCGGAAGCTGTGCAGGTCCTGAAAGTGGCAGGCGGTTCTACCGGCGGCACTACTGGCAGCGAAGACGATGGAGAATAATTGATAAGGGGTGATGGTCATGCTTATGGAACTGGAGGCAGTGAAGAACTACCTGCGGGTAGACACCGATGAGGAGGACGGGCTCATTACGGACCTGTCCCGATCCGCAGAGAAGCTGTGCATGGATGTGGCCCGGATAGAGGATGCGGAAGAGTTCGCAGCCCTGGGAGAAACGGCAAAGACCGCAGTCTTATATGCGACAGCCTACCTGTACGAACACCGGGAGGAAGCTGACCATCACGCCCTCACCCTGACCTTGCGTTCCCTGTTGTTCGGGGTACGGAAGGAGGGGTTCTGATATGAAAATCGGCAGGATGGACAAGCGGATTGTTTTACAGAAGCCGGTGACACAGGAAGATGACTATGGCGGGATGGAAACGGTGTATGAAAACGCCGGGAAGGTCTGGGCCATGCTGCTCCGTACCAACTATGCGGAACAGCAGGAAGAGGGTACGGCGGTCAATGAGGAACGGTACAGGCTCCGCATCCGCCCCCGGAAGGACATCTGCCGGGGATGGCGCATCGTGCTGGACGGGGAAGTGTTCGAAGTGGAAACTGCCGATAACACCTACCGGGATAACACGATGCTCATCGTGCGGCATTTGGAAACGGGGGTGTGAACCGTGGCTACGTTTACTGTGAAAGTCCCTTCCGGGGAGCTGCAGAAAGCCATCCGCCAGATAAAGGCATGGGATGGTAAGACGCGCCTCCGGGTGGAGAACGCCATGCGCAACGGCACGAAGCGGGTGCGCAAGGAAGCGATGCAGCGTGTCCCGGTGGATACGGGACGGCTGCGGAAATCCATCCGGCAGCGGTTCAACGCGTCCCGGCTGGAAGGGCAGGTCTATTCCAATGAACCCCATGCTCACTTAGTAGAATTTGGGGCACGGGCTGTCATCATCTATCCCCGGAAAAAGAAGGTTCTCAGGATTCCCTTTGCCGCCGGGTACCGTTACACCAAAGTAGCGGTCATCCCGAAACGGAAAGGGAAACCTTTCCTGAAACCGGCCTATGAATATGTAGAACCGCAGATCATCCGGGATGTGAAGAAAGCGCTGGTGGAACCATGAAACGATTACCAAACAATGCCCTGCAGAAAGCATTAGTACCTTTTTTAAGGGAACGGACTGGTTACCGGGTGTACGACTATGTTCCGGAAAATGCAACATTGCCGTTCATCACCCTGGGAGCCGTGACGGTGCAGGACAAATCCACGAAGACGGAGGATATGACCAAAGCCTCCGTCCATATCCATATCTACAGTAATTACAAAGGACGCTTCGAAATCAATACGCTGGCAGAAACACTGATTAATGTGTTTGCTTCTGAGCAGATTGATTTGTCTGCAGAGGAATTTTTCGTCTGCAGCCAGGGCGTTGATTTTTATGAGACGTACCCGGAGGATGAGATCGGGTACAGCGGGGTCATCACCCTGGAAGCGTTGATACAGAACAAGAAGGAGGAATAACTCATGGCAACGACTACATTCCCGGAACGAACCGATGCCGCTTCTACGGCTACGGCGGGGAAAGATTACCTGATCCATGTGAACAAGGGCAGAAGTGACCTGGAGCCGGACTGGCTGCTGGTCGGTGGGCAGCGCACCGGCAACCTGAACCGGAAGGCGGACGAGCTGGACGCCTCCCATAAGACCTCCGGCGGCTGGGCCTGCCACCTGCCGGGGCTTAGGAGCTGGAGCATCGACTTGGAATCCGTGGTGCTTTTGAACGATGAAGGGGCGCACTACCTGGAGGCTGCTTTTAATGCGGGACGCCAGGTGCATCTGAAGTTTGAGTACCCGGACAAAAGCTATTACACCGGCTGGGGTTCTATTACTGAATTCAGCCTCAACACGCAGCATGACGACGTGGCTACCATTTCCGGCACGATTTCCGGTGACGGCCCACTGTCCGAACTGCAGCGGGATGAAGAAGAAACTACGGGCGGTGAGGCCACGGGAACAGAAACAGGTGGCGATACCGGCGGTTCCGATACTACCAGCACCGACCCGGAAAACCCGTCCGGCGGTACAGACAATACCGACCCGGATACTACAGATGGACAGGAGGATAACCCATGATTAAGAAGATCCCGTTTGATTTGATTGAGGAAGGCCAGTACCTGAAACTGGACATCGGCAAGATGATGGCCGTGGAGCAGATGCTGAAGAAACCGATGCTGGAGATCCTGCAGGACCTCAGGGCCTTGAGCGTGACGGCGATGACTGCATTGCTTTCTGTATCTGTCCATGAGGCGGACGGTTCCTTTCGGGGACGTTCCCAGAAATTCTATGCGGACAAGATTCAGGAACTGTTGTACAAAGGACACAGCATCGAGGAAATCTCGCTTCCCATCACCAAGGCGGTGGTGGCCACGGGTTTTGCGGGAACAGCGGCCTACCTGGCCACCTTCCCGGAAGAGGCTACGAAAAAATTGGAGGATGAAGCGGGGAAAGAAGAAAAAAACGGGTAACGGGGAAGCGCATTCCCCCGTTCCGTGAATACGCAGAGATCGCAGGGCATGAACTGGTAAAGAGGGGCTACACCCATGAACAGTTCTATGCCCTGAATTTATTTGAAGTGAAAGACATCCTGGACGCGTGGCAGGAAAGGCATCTGGAAGAGCTGTGGGAAACGGCTTACTGGGTAGCCAGCCTGATGAACGTCCATCTGAAAAAGGAAGTTACGCCGAAACGGCTGATGAAACCATTCCTGCCGGATACCACGGCAAAAGATATCAAGGCAGAACAGGAATATTTCAGAAAGAAATTCAAGCTGGGAAAGGGGGATACAGGCCATGGCGACCAAGGTAGCTGACCTTCTGGTGCAGATCGGGGCAGATACGTCCGATCTGAAGAAGGAACTGAAAGCGGTACAGCGGCAGCTGAACTACGCCTTCGGGCGTGACGGCATGGCCCTGTCCCAGAAGGCGGCCACGGGCATCGGCGCGATGGGAGTTGCTCTTGCCGGGCTCGGGGTCTATGCCGTAAAGGCCGGCGGGGAACTGCAGAACGTGGAGACCGCCATGACCAACATGCTGGGGAGCGCGGAAAAGGCCGAAAACCTTATCCGGGAACTCCAGGACTTCGCTGCACACACTCCCTTTGAGTTTAAGGACGTGACGCAGGCATCCCAGAAGTTCCTGGCTTTCGGGTTCACAGCGGAACAGATTATCCCGACCTTGACTGCTGTAGGAGACGCCGCTGCCGGTGTAGGGGCAGGACAGGATGGCGTCAACCGGCTGACCATCGCGTTAGGGCAGATTGCGGCGAAAGGAAAACTGGCCAGCCAGGAGATGATGCAGATCACGGAACTGGGCATCCCGGCATGGAAGATGCTGGCAGAATACCTGGGGACGGATGTGGCGACCGCGCAGGACATGGTCACCAAACGGATGGTGGACAGCCAGATGGGGCTGCAGGCATTGGTCGGCGGGATGGAAGGACGCTATGCCGGGATGATGGACGCCCAGAGCAAGACCATCCTCGGTTCCTGGTCCAACCTTATGGACGGCGTGGAACAGGTGGCCATGCAGACGGGTTTGGCCATCTCGGACGCATTGAATCTCCCGGAACTGTTCAGCACGGCTGGCGATGCATTATCCGAGTTTGCCAGTGAGATAAAAAATTCCGGGCTGGAAGGGGCGCTGCAGAAACTGGTACCGCCGGAACTGCAGATGGCCATCATGGCGGTATCGGGCGCTATCGTGGCCGTGGCGATTCCAGCGCTGTATGGACTGGCGACAGCAGCATGGGCTGTCATTGCACCACTCTTGCCATTAATTGCCGCCGGGGCAGCCATCGGGGCGGCTATCTATGCCATCCTGAACCCGCTGGATGCTTTGCAGATCGTTTTGGAGTCGCTGGGTGTCAGCGAGGAAGAAGCCAGGGAGATTACGGAATCCTTCGGAGAGACGCTGGATGAGATCGGTGCGGTAGTGACGGACGTCATGGACATTATCACCGGCTTCGGTGTCCTGTTCGATGAGGCCATTGCCCCGTTCGTGGATGCGGCCATCGGTGCATTCGATGAATTCATACAGTCTGCGGAAAATATGGCCGACTCTGTTTGGACTGCCATTACGGATATGGCGAGTGGCATTGCTAATGAAATAGAAACTGTCATTGACAATTTTAAGGATATGGCTTATAACGCGCTGCCCGATTGGGGACGGCAGGTCATCGATGTCATCCGCAGAACGGTACAGACGGCCCTGGCCTGGTTAGACCAGTTATTGGATCGGGCAAGGCAGGCCGGGAAAAGCATCAAATACACTCCGGGAGGGAAATCGGTACTTCCATCCAGTGAGCCGGAAAAGAAAAAGCCTGTGAAGATTCCCGACTATATGAATTTCAAAGGCGCCAGTCCTACTGCCAGCACAGGCGGCGGTGGAAGAGGCAGTGGTGGCCGCGCCGTTGACCCGGCAAAAGAGGAAGCGCGCAGACGGTCTGCGGCGGAACGGGCTGCCAAGGCCGAACTGGAAGGGCTGCGGGATGTGCAGGATGCCATGCGGGAGAGCCGTGACCTGCAGATGGCTTACGCCACGGCGGCGGAAAAAGGTGCTTACAAAATCAGGCTAAACTACGAAGATACCGTGGAAAGCATCCGCAAGCGCTGGCAGGAGTTTGAACTGTCCTACATCGGCATGAGCGATGCGGAACGGCAGAAACTCATAGAGAATTTGGCCGCAGAGGGTGTTGCCTATGAGCAGATGGAAAACGGAAAACTATCTCTTGCAAAACAGGTAGCGACGGACATTGCCGCTGCCGAGCAGCAGTATGCCCAACAAACAGCGGAGTTCTACATCCAGTGCCGTGACCTGATGGCAGACCGGGATGAGGCGTTCCGGCAGAATTCCTGGAAGTCTTTACAGGACCTGTTGACCAAAGAAAATGCCGCGCGGCTTAATGCCTATAACACACAGCAGGACATCATGCACCGGTATTACGAGAACTGGCTGGAGTCCCACAAGACCACCAGCGAGCTGATTGCCGGGGCGGTGCTGGATAGCCAGACTTCGCTGGAAACTTTCTTTAAAAATGTACTGACCGGGGCGAAGTCCTTCGGGGATTCGCTGCTGGATTTTGTGAACGATATATTAGGGAACATCATGTCCCAGATCTCCAAGATGATGGCCTCGGTCATCGTAAACAAATTCCTGTCCAGCATATTCGGCGGGATGTTCGGGTTTGCGGAAGGAGGCTTTGTGCGGGGATACGCCACAGGCGGTACAGTATACGGCCCCGGCACATCGACTTCCGACAGTATCCCGGCGATGCTTTCCCGAGGGGAATATGTAATGAACGCAGCCGCAGTTTCAAGGCTCGGCGTCCCGTTGCTGGACGCACTGAACCACGGGCAGATGCCGGGGTTCGCGGAAGGCGGTCCTGTCATGGCCACAACGACTATTCCCGCTGTCAATAAAGGCGGGGTAAATATCAGTATCCATCTGACCAACGAGACCGGGCAGCCTATGCGGGCAGAGCAGACTGGCAGCAGTTTCAATGGTGAGGAGTACGTCATCGGTGTGGTACTGAAAGCAGTCAGCACGAACCAGGGCGGGCTGCGCAGCATGATCAAGGGGGTGGCGACAACGACATGAGCGACAGGATTTATTTTCCCAATATCCGTGCGCCGGGATGGCCCTTCGGGGAGGAACACGAGGATACCTCCCTGCGCACCAAGTTTGAGGACGGCTCCATGCAGAGCCGTTCCAAGTTCACCCGGAGCCGCCGGAAGTGGACGCTGCACTGGAACCACCTGCCCAGGGGGCAGTACCTGGTGCTGATGCATTTTATTACCAAAGTGGTGAAGTTCTCTGCGAAAAGTTTTATCTGGGTGAACCCGGATTCGGTGAGCTTTGCGTATGGGGAGGAACTGGATCCCCATAAGGAAGAGGTGGAAGTCCGCATCACCCGCGTGGGCGAGTGGAAGAACGAGGCCATGCGGTACTGGAGCGGCGATATAGAGATTACGGAGGTGTAAGGGATGCTGAGTCTTTCGGCTATCGCGCGGAAAGAGAAGAACCAGCTGAGTACGGACAGCGCCTTCATCGTGCTGCTGGATATCCGCCTCGGTGAAGACACCGTCCGTATCTGCTACAACACGGAAGATGTCACATGGAACGGGAACTTATACCAGGCCTTTCCATTCACCATCGGGGAGGTTACCGAGAACACGGACGGGAGCGACCCGGATGTGGAACTGAAGGTGGACAACGTATCCCAGGCGCTGCAGTACGCTGTGGAAGAAGCCAATGGCGGGAACGGCACGGAAGTCATCCTCCGGGTGGTGAACAGCCTGGCGCTGGATACCGGCTATGCGGAGATGGAAGAGTTTTTTGTGGTGACAAAAACACAGGTCGACCAGCAGTATATCACCTTCCATCTGGGAAGCGAATACAGCTCAAGAACCAGGCGACCGCTGAACCGGTATATGAAGAACAGCTGCAGCTACAAATACAAGGATGTGCGGTGCGCCTGTACTTCGAGCCTTCCAAGTTGCGACCATACGCTGACGGACTGCCGGGCACGGGGGAACAGCCACCGGTTCGGTGCGTTCCAGGGAATCGACCAGAAAGGGGTGTATGTCCATTGATCCGCTACGACGATCTGATTGGCGTCCCGTTCAAGAACCACGGACGGGATGTAAAGACAGGGCTGGACTGTTACGGTCTGGTTATGGAAGTGTATCGGCGGTGCGGCATTGAGCTTCCAGAGTTTGATGCTGAATATGACGATGTAGAAAAGATTTCAAAGATAATCAGTTGCCAGCAGACTAAAACCAGTGTCTGGAAAAAATGTGACAGGGCTGACCTTCCGGTGCCCTGTATCCTGGCCATCCGGTTCGGCGTCCCCAAAGGCGTGGTGAACCATACGGGCTGCTATATCGGGGACGGGAAGTTCATCCATATCCGGGAGAATATCGGGGTCTGTGTAGACCGGCTGGATTCCCCGGCATGGAGGCGGGTGATAGAGGGGTGCTATGCATATGCAGGACAAGAAAAAAGTCACGCTGGTGATGATAAAAAATCCGTTTGAACCATGGAATGGGCGGCAGATTACAGAGATTCCGGCAGGCGATACGCTGGAAACACTGATGAAACTGCAGGAGATTCCCGGCGTGGAGATGCGGGCCACTATCAATGGCGAATCGGCAGGCCCGGAACGGGTCACCAAAGAAGGTGACTTCGTAGTGGTCAGCCCGGTCATTGGTAAAGGCGGCGGGGGCAAGGGCATCCTCGGCATCGTAGCGGCCATCGCATTATCCATCGTATCCCTGGGCGTCGGGTCTGTGGTGGCCGGCGGCGCGTTCATGGGAAGTGGCGCGGTGGCCATGGGGAGCTGGGGTCTTGCCTCGTTCCTGGCGGCGACCGCCGTCATGTTCCTGGGCAGTACGCTCATCGGGCGGTTCACCGGGAAACAGGATATGGGAAACTACGATGTGAAAACGGATCCCACCTATTCCTGGGATGGGGTTTCCACCATGGAAGGCCAGAACAATGCCATCGCCCTGACCTACGGGACGGTGCAGAGCGGCGGCCAGTCCATCGGGAAATATGTGGAAGTCAGGGATAACAAGGAATACCTGAACTGGCTGGTGGCGGCCGGGGAAGGGCCGTTGACCATTTCCGACGTGAAGGTCAACGACAACCCCGTCAGCTACTACGAAGGCATGACGCTGGAAACGAGGGAAGGAACCAACGACCAGCAGCCCATTACCAATTTTAACGATACCTATTTTACCAAGAACCTGAACTATCAGCTGCTGGATACGGAACGGATCGATACGGCGCAGGGGAACGCCACGGAAGGACTCATCGTCAAAGTGGAATTCTCCAACGGCCTGTATTACGCCAAGGACGATGGCAATCTGGGGACCGCCTCGGTAGACATTGAAGGATACTATCGTAAAGGGACGAGCGGGAACTGGATCCAGTTCATCGGCGGCGGTACGCAGGACGGGCATATCACCGGCAGCCAGTCCAGTTCGCTGAGAAAAGAGTACAGGGTGGACAACCTGGCACCGGGGGAATACCAGGTAAAGATGAAGGTGGTGGGACGCAGCCATGATGTGAACAGCAGCCGGGCCAGTACCCGCTGTTTCTGGACAGGGCTTACCTCCATCGTCTATGACGATTTTTGTTATCCCAACATAGCGCTGATCGGGATCAAGGCGCTGGCCACGGATCAGATCAGCGGGACGCCCACGCTGAGGTTCAAGAAGACCTGCCCCTATGTGTATGTGTGGAACCCGAACGCCAGCCAGTATGAACAGAAGGCCTCCAACAACCCGGCCTGGGCCGCTTACGATGTATTGCACCAGTGCCGGAGGCTGAAGAACATCCACACGGGGCGGTTCGTATATGACGTGAGGGGCGTGGCGGCAAAACGAATCCTCTATGACCAGTTCAAGGCCTGGGCGGATTTCTGCAATGCCAAACGCCTTTATGTGAATATTGAGATCGTGAACGCAGGGGAGATGCTGGACATCATCAACGAGAACATCGCCAATGTGGGCCGGGGGCAGGTGCTGCGCTTCGGCACCCGTTACGGCTGTACCTGGGACTCTGTCCGGCAGCCGGTGCAGATGTTCGGGATGGGCAACATTGTCGAAGGCACCTTCAAAGAAGAGTTCCTGCAGACAAGTGACCGGGCGAACTGCGTGGAGCTGACCTACATGGACGCGGCCAATGACTTCAGCCGGGAGACGGTTACGATTTATTCGGATACCTACGATTCGGACGCCCAGGAGCGGACGGCACAGGCGGAGTTCAACGGCATTACCTCTTATGAGCAGGCTTACCGGGAAGGGATGTACCAGTTATATTGCAACCAGCGACTTTTACGGACTGTGTCTTTTGAGGCCGGGGTGGATGCCATCGCCTGCACGGTCGGGGACGTGGTGCTGGTGGCCCACGATGTACCGAAATGGGCACGGAGCGGTCGTATCTTCAAGGTGGAAGGCCAGGAACTGGTGCTGCCGGTGGAGCTGGACGATATGGAAGGACCCTACCGCATCATGTACCGGACGGTGAACGATAATATGTACACCTCCCCGGTTACGGTGCTGAAGAACAAGGACGGCTGGTGCCGGCTTCTGGTGAGCAATACGTTCAACCCGGAAGACCTGCCGCAGCCGCAGGATGTGTTCGATATCGCGTTCACCCGGAAAGGTAGCAAGCCCTTCGTGGTGAAATCCATCACCCGCGCCCAGGACTTTACGCGGAAGATCGAGTGCCTGGAATATGACGCCTCGGTGTATGAGGAAAACTACGATATCCCGGTCATCCAGTATGCCGCGAAGGAACAGACGGTGAAGAACGTCACATCCCTGTCCGCCGTGGCCTACCGTTATCTCCTGCAGGACGGTTCCTCCCGGTACCAGACGGATATTTCCTGGGTGCGGGAGAGCAGCGGGAGCTATGAAGTGTACATTATGGAGTCAAATAAATATGTGTTGGCGGCAGAAGGCGTCCGTGGCAACAGCTATTCCCATACCTCGGTACGGCAGCCGGCCCGCGTGAAGGTCGTGACCGTCGGGGTGGGGGCAAGGTCCTCCGGGACGGTGGCCACGGTCAGCGTGATCCAGTCCATCGTCGTCAGCCGGGTGACCGGCCTGTTAACGAGTGTGGCAAAAGAAAAGGACAAATACATCGTGAGCGCCTCGTGGAACGCATCGGATGCGGCCGGGTTCCGGTATTACGAAGTGGCGTTCCGGGGCGAGACGACAAATACCAATGCGACGGCGATCACGTTCCCGGTAGAGGAAACGGGAGAATTCCCGCTGTCGGTCACCGTGGTGACCTACTATGGCCGGAGCGCGGCCGCTGAGGCGCATGTGGTGATAGAGGAAGAGACGGAAAAACCAAATGAAGGAGAGGGCCAGGAAGGAGGTTCGGCATGATCATCGTAAAGGACAAAAGCATCATGTGCAGCCACGGGGATACCTTTATCACCCTGTTCCACCTGAAGGGGCTGGAACTGAAAGATGGGGACTCGGCGGTCTTCACGGTGAAGAAAGATATCGAGGGACGGCAGGTTCTCCTGTCGCTTCCCTGCGGCATCGACACGCTGAACAATGTGATATCCGTGTTCGGGACGGCGCAGGAGATGTCCGTCCTGGCGGAAGGGACCTATTGGTATGACTTGTATATCAATACGGCAGGCGGGGCGCACACCACGCTGGTGTACCCCAACAAATTTATAGTTCGGAGGACGGTGCACAATGATTGACGAACGACTGAAGCACAGGATCCAGCATATCGAGATCGAAGCGGGGGAACCCACGGTGCCCGTCGTCATCCCCGACACCCGCGTGGATATCGAGGTGAAGGAGACCGTGACGCCCATCGGCGCACCCACGGCCTACAACTATGACCTGGCCTATGTGGAAAGTGCGAAGGCGGCAGCCCAGGCAGCGCTCGATGAGATACGCAGGCTGATCGCCTACGGTACCGGGAACGGGAGCGCCGGGGTCTACGCTACCGTGGCCCAGTTGAAGGACGCGGCGGAGTTCCTGTATAAAGGCGCTGTGGTACGGACCAAAGGCTATTACAAAGAAAATGACGGGGGCGGCGCGAACTATGAATGCCGCTACCTGTATTCCCATGAGGCGTATCCCTGGACGGTGGACCTGGGGGAGACGGACGAAGTAGAGTATAAGCTGGTCTATAAATTGGACGGTACGCCGCAGCTGGACGCCAACGGGGACTATGTGCTGCTGCGGGACAGCGTGACCGGGCGGCCTGTCCCGGTGACGGATAGCCAGGGGCATGTGAAATACAAGCATCTGTACGCCTGTATCACGGACACCGTGGTGAACTACCGGCAGTTCGGCGCGAAGCTGGACGGGGAGACGGATGACTCGGTTGCGCTGGTGAACGCCCACAAATACCAGAAGAGCGTGTTCGCTATCGAGCCGGAAAGCGGACGGAAGCGATTCCTTGTCAAGGTGGAAAACCATGATGGCATCATCCGTAAGAACAATGACGACCCCATCATCTGCGCCGGGGACATCGACCTGTCCGGCAGCCAGTTGGTGGTGCGGGACTGCAACGCCACATGGTACGGTTTTTATCTTTGGGGCGACAACGAAGAGGATTACATGACCTATGAGCCGGTGGCGGCAACGAAGGATACCTACAAAAAGGACAGTTTCATCGTCGGCACCAAAGGGAACGAAGGGGAGCTGCGGCAGAATGCAATCCTAAATATCCAGGAAGACCCGTATGCGGTCCGGGATGACGCAGGGTATTTATATTCTGTTCCGAGATATGAGTTGCTTTTGCATACGACCGATGGGATCCTTTCCAATCCGCTGCAGGAAGATTGGGACAAGGCAGGCGGTGAGGAGATTGCCACACCGGTCAGCGATTATGTGACCCATGAAGTGAGTACGGACACGATCGTCTCAAAGTTTGCCGTCAGCTACACCCGGCTGCCAGCGGCCCATTATCATTTTACGGGCTGCGAGGTGAAGCTGGAAACGTCCGCCAATAAATACTGCTCGGTGCTGTGGTGCAAGTGCCATAACGCTCATATCTCCGGGTTTTCGTTCTACCCGGATACGACCAAGATGAGCAACACCGTATTCAAAAATACGATGATTTATATCTGGGGCAGTTATAACGTGGAGGTATCCGACATCGTTGGATTTAACGCAGCAGGGAAACGTCAGAACGGGAGGGACACCACGTCCGGGTATGTACTCCGGGCAACGAACTGCCTGAACCTCCGGTTCCATGACATCTCCGTCCAGGGCTATTGGGGCGCGACGGCCATGAACTGCGTGAAAGAGGTCCATATCCAGAGGGTAAATATCAACCGGCTGGATATCCATAATTACTTCTATAACCTGTTCATCGACCAGTGTAACCTGTACAACCACGCCATCCAGATCGGGGAAGGCCGGGGCATCGTTCAGATCACCAACAGCAACTTTTACATCAATGAGCTGGCAGACGACAGTTATCCCCATGCCCATATGCTGGAGTTCAACCTGACCTATGGCCGCATCTTCGAAGGCAGCGTAGTAATTGAGAACTGCAACGCGTATATCAAGGGGGCGGCGGGAAACGAGTTTGACGTCTGCAAGATAGAGTTTTCCCCGGAGGCGGTCAGCGTCCTGCCGCACTACAAGTTCCCGGAGGTGACGATCCGAAACTGCCATTTCCACAGCTATGATGCCAACACGTATCTTGTGTATTTCATGATAGCAGGGAAACGGAACTGCAAGACTTCCACGAAAGCGCCGACCAACATCAAGGACTACTGCCGGGATACGGGGAACGACAACACGGGGCGGCTGTTCTGGAAATACATCGGGCGCGGGGTGGACTGGTTCGACAACGGGGATACCTCAAGGCTGGAAGTCGTGCCCGGCCAGTTCATCCGCACCTACGAGAAGTTTGTGGATTCCCTGGGAAAGACAGTGTTCTACGATTTTAAATATTTTATCGTGACGAAGGCCGGAACGCTTCCCGTGCCTACGGATAATAACAAACCCGCCAACACAACCGGGAACCCCTTCACGCTGGGAACAGCGACCATAAAGTATGTAGAGAATATGCGCTGGCAGGCCAGTAAGGCATACGCTGTCGGGGAATACTGTTTCACGGAATATTCCTCGTGGCTGCCGGTCTACTGCTTTGAATGCATCACGGCGGGAACCTCCAACGGATGGCGTCCTACCCATAAAAACGGGACAGTGATTGAGGGCGAGGAGGTCTATCCCAAGAACCTGGACGCCTGCTACTGGCAATACGTGGGGCCGTTGAGCAATTTTGCCAATGCGAACTTTTCACCAAACATGAATGTGCGGACAGGGCAGGTCATCTACGCCGACCATAAGCTGTACAAGGTGACGGCGGCCGGTGCGCTGCGTTCCATCCCGCCGGTCAGTACGCCGTGGAAGGAATCGTTCACGGAAGGGACCGCCGGGCTGATGTTCATCGGGAAGGACTGGGAGGCGCATACCTGGTGGGCGCAGGACTGTTACTGCGTGTCCCTGGTGGACGGGGTGAAGATGGTCTATAAGCTGGTGAACCAGGACGGCACGACCTCCGGCAGCGTCCCGGTTCCGGGAAACGCCCACTGCGTGGACGGCGATATGATCTGGGAATACACCACGGCAGCCACCACCAAACAGTGGGCGGGGCAGACACAGTTCTTTGAAGGCGATATCGTTTCTGCCAACGGGAACAGCTACCGCTGCGTCTTTGACGGGCGGCTGGTGATGCCGCACCAGATCGTGCTGGAGAATATTTCTACCAACATGAACACCGGCGGGGACGTGTTCGCCTTCTTGGAACAGGGGACGGACATCCCTACGAAAGTTGGCAGCAAGGGAAAATGGACGATAAAGATTTCCAATGTGGAGTTTTACCGTTTCCGGTCGTTCAGTTCCTATTTCTGCCATGCCGGGAACCCGGCTCCGCAAATCGTGCTGGATGGGAATACCGGTGGCGGAAGCGGAGGTAGTACATCTGGTACAGACGCGAACGCAATCCATGACGGCGATGCCGTTGTGATTGACGCAGGGGAGGTGTAAGTATGGCGAAAAGTTTACCGGGCAGTATCGTGAAGGTAAAACGAGCTTCGGCAGCCCGATGGTCATCTGTGAACCCGGTGCTGGCAGCCGGGGAGTTTGGATATGAGACAGACACAAGAAAATTGAAGCTGGGTGACGGGACGAGTTCCTGGACCCAGCTTTCGTATTTACAGGGGGACGGCCTTCCGGGGGCAGATGGCGCTGACGGCGCTGATGGGAAGGACGGCAAAGACGGGGCAGACGGGAAAGACGGCGCGGCAGCCACCATCCGTATCGGGACGGTGACGACGCTGAACTATAACGCCGATGCCACGGTGGTCAACTCCGGGACAGCCTCGGCGGCGGTCCTGGACTTTGGCATCCCGCGGGGAAAAAGCGTGTATGAATATGCCGTGGAAGGCGGCTACGAAGGGACGGAGCAGGAGTTCGGCCAGCTGATAGAAGACCTGCTGGCGATCGAGGACGGGAACGAGGTGGAATACTGATGGCTAATGTCTTTGTGGATGATACGGCCCTGCAGGCCATCGGCAACGCGATCCGCAGCAAGAACGGGCTGACAGCCCGGTACAAACCGAGGGCCATGGCGGCGGCTATCCTGGATTTGCCAACATCCGGCGGTTCGGTCACTAATTTTACGGTCACCATGCCGTCTATGGTACACCAGTCCTTTGACGTGTCGGTGGACGGGGTGGAACGGACGAACCACAATTCCTTCACGGCAGAGAAGGGTTCGATTATTACGTTTACCGAGCCGATACCGGACGCCGGATACAATCCTGGAACCATATCGGTTTCCGGTGGGGTGAGGTTGCAGGCAGCCAACTCTTACTGCCTGACCAGTGATATGACGTTTGCCTTGTCGGCTGCGACAGAGATCACTTCCAATGCCTTTGACGTTACGGCTTTGCGGAGCGGTGAGGTGCTGACGGTACCGGATACGTTGATAACCCTGGACAACGCCGGACAGTCCGACTGGAATTCCGATGTACAGTCTTCGGCCATCAATGCGGCCATTGGCGTGGGCAACGATGTGCTCATCGAATACGCGGTATGGATGCCGACCGGGAACCAGTGTTCCTGGGGGCCGGAGTTCATCATCTATACGGACGCAGGCAGCAATTCCCGGTTCAGCGCCTCGGCAGGCACGATGCATATGGCCGAGTACGAAAACGGGAAACTGTACACGGCGGTGGTGAAATACCAGGTCAATGCCGATACATCCAACTTCC